TCGCTGAACACGTCGTCGCGCTGCGCGAGCTGGGCGGTTTCGTCGACGAGGACGAGATCGCCGACACGATCGCTGCGTGGTGGGCTAGGGCGGTGCCGATGTGAAGGGCCGTAAGGGGCGCCCGAAGCTGCCGAACATCGCGCCGCCCGATAACGCGCACACCTGGAGCGGTGGCGGCTGGTTCGGCTCGACGGAGAATCTCGCGCGTTTCTGTCTCGAGCTCGAGCGTTGCGGTTCCGCAGTCGAAGCCGCAGCATCGTGTGGCGTGTCGCTTTCCCATGCGCGGATCCGTAAGTCACAGTCGCCGGAGTTCTCGCGCATGTGGGATCAGGCGATCGCCGCGTTTCGCCTGGGTGGTGGCCAGGTGCGTAAGCCGCGGCAAGCCACCGACGAGGTGTGCGCGGCGTTCGTCGCCGCGCTCGAGGACGTCGGATTAGCCACGACCGCCGCAGCGCGCATCGGTGCCGACCTGCGCGAGCTGTACCTCCGACGCAAAAACGATGGTGATTTCCGTCAAGCGTGGGAGGAAGCGCAGGAGTTGTACGTCGACCGCCTCGAGGCGGAAGCGTATCGACGCGGCGTCGAGGGTTGGGAAGAGCCGGTGTTTCACAACGGCGTGCAGGTCGGCGCGATCCGCAAGTACAGTGATCAGCTCCTAGTCGCGCAGCTTAAAGGCCGACGGCCCCGCGTGTACCGCGAGCGCGTCGACGTCGAGCAGAATCTACAAGTCTCCGGTGGCGTGCTCGTCGTCGGCGCGGTCGCCGACACCGCAGACAAATGGCTTGCCGAGCACGGGCAGAAACGACTAGGCTCGAGCGATGATGAAAGCAACGGCCCTTAGCGCAGCGCTCGTCGCATGCTCGCCCGCGTCGTGGCGTGATCGTGACACCGTGCTCGAAGCGGGGTTCATCGCGGCAACGGTCATCGACTATGGGCAATCGCTCGCGGTTGTCGATCGTTGCGCGGAATTGAACCCGATCATCGGCGAGTGTGGCGAAAACGCCGGACTGACGCCTTACATGATCCTGACCGTCGTCACACACCTTGCGATCTCGACGGCGCTTCGGCACGAGTGGCGTAGCGCGTGGCAGGGGATTACGTTCGGGATCGAGGCGCACCAGGCGTACACGAACCAAGTCAACGGCTGGGGCTACCCGTTGCCGGACCTATGATCAAGTGGCAGCACGTTGAGGGCGTGTGGCGACCCACGTTGCCCGACGGTCGACGAGTCGCGTGGGCGCCGCAGCCCGGGTCGCAAGAAGCCTTTCTCGCGTGTCCGATCCTCGAAGTACTCCTCGAGGGTAGCCGCGGCGGAGGCAAGACCGACGCGTTGCTGATGTCCTTCGCGCAACACGTCGGGCGCGGGCTCGGGGGGGACTGGCGCGGGATCCTATTCCGGCGCACGTACCCCGAGCTCGCCGACGTCGAGGCGAAGACCTCGAAGTGGTTCGCCGAGATCTTCCCCGGCGCGACGTACAACGCGCAGAAACACACGTGGACGTGGCCGACAGGCGAGACGCTGTTTCTTTCGTACATGGAGAACGGCCGCGACTACTACAAGCACCATGGACACGCGTACACGTGGATCGGGTGGGAGGAGCTGACAAACTGGTCCGATGACTCGGCCTATCGAGCGATGTTCTCGACCTTGCGATCGAGTAACCCGCGCGCCCCGAAGATGGTCCGCGCGACGTGTAACCCGCTAGGACCGGGGCATCATTGGGTGAAGGCGCGCTTCGGGTTGCCTGTACCGCTCGATCGGATCGTCGGCGACATTGTCCGCACCGAAGGCGAACCCGATCGCGTCGCGGTCCATTCGATGCTGTCGGAGAATCGCGTGCTCGATGCTGCGGACCCCGATTACCGCGCGGCGCTGCTCGCGTCCGCGGATTCTCCGGCCAAGCGCGCCGCCTGGCTCGGGGGGTCGTGGGACATTGTTGCCGGCGGGATGTTCGATGATGTGTGGCGACGCGACGTCCACGTGGTGCCACCGATACCGCCGGCGCATGTGCCTCGCTCGTGGCGCCTCGACCGTGCGTATGACGACGGCCAGAGCGCGCCGTTCTCGGTTGGGTGGTACGCGCAGTCCTCGGGCGAGCCCGTCGAGTGGGAGGGGCGTGCGATCGGTACCGTGCGCGGCGACATCATTCGCGTCGGCGAGTGGTACGGGTGGAACGGCACGCCGAACAAAGGGATCAACGCAGCAAGCCGCGAGATCGCCCAGGGAATTATCGAGCGCGAGCGCCAGTGGGGTATCCTTGGCCGCGTGCGTCCCGGTCCGGCTGATTCGGCGATATGGAACCCGTCACCTCGGGACCCCGCCGCATCGATTGCGAGCGACATGGCGGCGCTCGGTGTGACGTGGGAACGCGCGGACAAAGCCCCGGGCTCGAGACGCCAAGGTTGGCAGCAGGTGCGCGAGCTTCTCCGCGGCGCGGTGCCCGATGCGACGGGCCGACGCGAGCGCCCGGGGCTGTTCGTGTCTGCGTCGTGTGCTCAATTCCTGCGCACCGTGCCCACGCTCCCGCGTGACGAGCGGAACCCCGACGACGTCGACACGAACGCCGAGGATCATATCGCCGATGAGCTGCGCTATCGTGTGCGCCGCCCGCGCACGCTCGACAAACCTCAACCCTTCCTAGTCTACTGAGGCGCAATGTTCCAACACAAACACCCGCTGTATGCTGAGCGCCTCCCTGATTGGACGTTGATGGGACACGTGTTTGCCGGCGAACGCGCGGTGAAAGAACAATCGGACCTGTACCTCCCGCCCACGTCGGCGATGCGCGCGAACGGTTACAACCACCTGACCCGCGCGTCGAACTACACGCCCGGCGGCGCGGCGTATGAAGCCTACAAGATGCGCGCGGTGTTCCACGACTTCGTGCGCGATGCGGTCTCGGGGCTGCTTGGGATCATGCATCGTCAAGCGCCGATCGTCGAGGTCCCCGAACGCCTAGCACCGATGGTCGAGTCGTTCTCGGTTGCCGGCGAACCGCTCGATCTCGTGTGGCGTCGGGTGTCGCAGGCGCAGCTCGTCGACGGTCGTATCGGAATGCTCGTCGATGTTCCGACCGGGCTGAGCGTCGCGGATACCGTGCCCTATGTTGCGCTGTACGGCGCAGGGACGATCACGAACTGGGATGTTACCGCTCGCGACGCGGGGCGCTACGCGCTGCAGCTCGTTGTACTCGATGAATCCGGCAACGTGCGACAGCCCACGATGGAGTGGCTCCATGTCAAGCGCTACCGGGTGCTCGCGCAATCGGACATCGCGTCCGCAATGTCGGGGCAGGACCTTCCGGAAGGCGCCTATGTGGTCGGGGTCGCTGAGTCCGAAAGCGAGATACCGGCGTTCTTCGCGCCGCAGGTCGGCTCGGAGATGCTCTCGGCTATCCCGTTCGTGTTCGTGAATTCAAACGACCTCGCGCCCGAGCCCGACCTCCCGCCGCTGCTCGGGCTCGCGAACCTATCGCTAGCGATCTACCGAGGCGAAGCCGACTACCGGCAAGCGCTTTACCTGCAGGGGCAGGACACGCTCGTCCGCGTGGGCTATGTCCCGCCGCTCGGCGAGGACGGCTCGAGCCCCGTGCAAGTGGGTGCGGGATCGGTGATTGACCTGCCGATCGGCGGTACCGCGTCGTTCATCGGTGTATCGGCAACCGGACTCGGCGAGCAGCGCGCCGCCCTCGAGAACGACAAAGCGCAAGCGTCACAGAAAGCGGTTCAGCTCCTTGACACGTCGCGAGGCGGTGCGGAATCCGGGGAGGCGCTGCGCGTACGCGTGTCGGCGCGCACGGCGTCACTCGCCTCGCTGCAGCAGACCGCGGCTCAGGCGTTTCGCGATTGCCTGCGGTACGCGGGCGCGTGGATGGGGTTGCCGGATTCCGAGCTCGATAAGATCCGCGTGGAGCCGAACCTCGATTTTAGTGACGCTCGTGTGGATACCGCGTCGGTGAATGCGTTGATGGACGCGGTTGGTAAGGGTGCGCCGCTGTCGATGGAGTCGATCCACAAATGGCTGGCCGAGAACGAATATACCGACCTGCCGTTCCTCGAGGAGCTCGAGAAGATGGGCGCGCGGCCGGTGTCGGTCTCGGGCGCGCCCGAGGGCGAGGCACCGAGCGATGACGCGCCGTGAT